TCCAAATTCATTGCCATCATCCTCTTTTGAGTTAGCCGTTACTAATCGTTGAACTACAGCTGCTAATTTAACTAATGCATCATCGTTCTTAACTGATACTTCTAAATAGTCTTTGATTAATGGAACTATAACTGTTGCGTCTCCTACATTTTTTATCATTGGTTCTAAACTTTTTATTAAAGTATCTATTTGTCTAGATTTCTTTTTAGAATTATGATATACATCGCGCATTAGATCTGAAAAGTTTGTTCCCTTAAATAATTCGAATTCTGCACCCATAGTAGTCCTTTATTATAAATATAAGAACTATCCTTTTTGATGAACAATGTGTCCGGACACCTTATATACTTGATACATTTTCATGTAATCTCTTTTCATTACATTGATTACTTTAGTAATGTTCTGAGTTTTAAGTCCGGTACGCTCTCTTATAAGAATATATAAAGCTTTTTTATTGAAATTTTCAATATTATCTCGCATCCTAAATAGTTCTAATATAGTATCTGCTACAATAATATCTCGTTTATTACTAAATACATTATTCATATTATCATCATACCACTCACACCATTGATTAGTAAAATCTTTAAGTGATTCTTGATGGTCTGATAAAGCTACTTCAGCACTAATGTTTCTATTATCATCTAGTACGGATAAATCAGAACGTTGTTTTAGTTTTGCATAATTAGCATTATTTTGTATTATTAGATAATTTTTAGCAACAATTGAAAAATATGAAAATGCTTTACCTTTGCCTTCTTGAAATTTATTTATCTTTTGTACTAAAAATGCAACTACCTCTGCTTTAACATCTTCATATGGTACATCAAAATAACTAAACCTAAATGTATGATAAATATTTTCTACTAATTTGTTAAAAGGATAATTAATAAATTCTGAAAAAACTCTATTTCTTTTTGAATAACTAGGTTCAAAATTATATGCAATAATTGCTTTGTCTGTTATGTATGTAAAGTATTGTTTTTTAGTTGGCTTTCTACCTCTTCTTTTTCGAGGACCATTTTCCTCGATATCTTTCATCTCTGCATCATGCCATATGTAAAATTTATCTACTGGTGATAATTCCTTTTGTTCTTCCATTAAAAGCCTCTATTTAAGTCTTCATACATTTCTCGTAATTCTTTGAAAATAAACCCTGTTTCATCATCTGCCTCAAATGAACCTATTCTATCAATTTGTCTTAATTTAGAATTTGATTCTCCAACTCGAGTTTTAAGTCTTTGAAAAAATGTATAATATTCTGTATTTGAATTCTCTAATTCTTCTATATATTCAGATTGAGATTCTTGTTTTCTTAATTGATTTATATTAACAAATACTGATACTGTTAATAGTATTGATAATATTATTATTGTTGTTATCATATTACTTATCTCCAAATAAATCCTTAAACATTTCTTTTGCATTTATATTAGTATTTGCATTAGATAATGTTTTTTTAGGATATTGTTTTTTAATCGGTGTAGATGACTTTGGCTTACCTTTATACCACATTTCAAATTCAATCCTAGCTGCCATTGCATCAGCTTGATGCATCACATATCCTAAATTAGTTTTTAATTTTGAATCAGCTGTTCTTGACATAAAATATGGTTTATTACTTTCATCATATAGGCCATCTGTTAATTTAATTCCTAACATTTCGTTCCAAGTGATGCTAATGTTATAATGTTGCAATAACCATATAGATAGGTCATTTACGAGGCTAAAAGGGTTGTTAGGATTAATCTTATACATCTTACCTTGATTCTTTCTATGCCACTCAGAATCATTAGGAATGTATACTTCATTACCTTCTCCTGGAAATCCCATTTTACCTATATCATGATTTAATGCTACAAATAATAATTCTTCTTTTGTATAACCCGACATGTCTGCTCCCATTTCAGTCCATAATGAATGAACTTTTTGAGCACACTTAATAACTCTTAAAACATGATCTACATATCCACCTTCAAAGGCATTATGGTAATGATCAAAACTTGATGCAGGCTGTACACACATTCTTTCTTCTAAATCTGTATACATTGCTAAAAGTTTTTCTTTTCTTTCTCCTGTAAAATTATCATTGATAATCTTAATAAGGCTTTCCCAATTTTGTACTATTTGTTCTGCTGATAATTTCATATCTTATTATTTTATTGATAACATTGCTATTTCTGATTCTCTTACTAACACGTACGTCTCTCCTTCAAGTTCAACTTCATTATCTCCTTTCAATAATCTTGAATGTAATAATACTGTATCACCTTCGTTACATGTCATAGGAATCCTATCACCAGTTTGAGTAAATAATCCTGGCCCTACTGCTATTACTTCAGCATTACTATAATTACTTACATTATTGGTTAATATAATTCCACTTTTTGTTTTTTCTTGTTTTGCTTCTGCTTTTACTAAAAGCTGGTCTCCCATTGGTTTCATTTTCATAACTATTCCTTTTATATAATTGTATCAATTACTCCTATTTCTTGAAGCTCTTCCGATGTTAAAAATAAATCATTTCGCATTTTATTTTTCCACCAATCTGCATCCTTTTTTGTTTTTTCTGCTAACATACCATAAATAATCTTTTCTAGACTTTTTACATTGTCTAAATAAGCTGTTATGTCAGACATCTTACCTCCTAAAAAACTAGATGATTGATGAAACATAACTGTTGATCTTCTACTCATCATTCTTGTTCCAGTACCACATGTTAAAATTATAGCCGCTGCCGAAAATGCTCTACCTCTACAAATTGTATTAACTTTAACGTCTAATGATTCAATATAATCTATTATACCAAACATTTCGTAAATATCTCCTCCTGGAGAATTAATCATTAAATTAATTGGAGCTGTCTTATCTTTTCTATGTTGTAATAAACTCCTCATTCTAATAATAAAATCAGTCAATGTTGTATCATTAATTTCGTCATTTATAAAAATAACTGAATCTTCATAATCCAATTGTGTACCTAATTGATTATGCAAAGATTCATATAATGAACCAATTGGTCTATCACCAACTTCTTCTTTCAACGGAACTTTAGGTTGCTGTTCTTCGTATATACTCATCTTTTCCCTTTCTAATTTATTTTAATATAATGAAAATAATTCGTAAGTCAAAAGATTAACGTATCTTTTTTAATTCACGTTCTAACTTTTTTAATTGTGATGTACTTGATTTGATATCCTTTTTCCATTTAGCCTTCTTAAGATCACCTCTTACCATTATCATTTGTTGTAATATCTTATCTTTAAGATCTTCTTTTTCTTGTTTTGAAAGTTTCTTTTTTGGTGTTCGATCGATTTTGGTAGGCTCTAATGTTCCTTTTAATTTAGGCTGTTCTTTACCTTTATGAAATACATTACCTTGTGGATCGACAAATTCTTTCATAAATTGCCAACCTCGAGGTCGACCTTTAGAAACATATCCTCCTTTAATTTCAGGTGGTCCTACTGTTTGACAAACACATTTATAACATAGTACTGCAGTAGAACCTTCGCCTACCTCTGACCATCTATTACATCTAGGCTTATCACCTAGAAATTGAAATGACCAATGTTTTTGATCTACAATACTGTTTCGGCAAATCATATATCGTTTGCCATCTCGTCTTTTTGTTTTGAATTTATGTGTAACTTTTTTTGCCATAATATATAAATTATTTAATAGTAATTTTTCTTTTTAATTATCTTCTGTTTCGGAGGTTTCTTTTCATCATAAATATCTTTCTTCACTTCTTCCGTTTTAGGTGTAGCTAATATTTCTTCATTCTTTTTAATCATTTTTTCTTGATCTAATTTTTCATCTTCAATGACTATTTCTTTATTTGCCCATTCGCCTAACGGCTCTCTCATATCAGGAACTTCTTCTTTAGTAACTGTTTTAGGTTTAATTTGTGCAAATGCAAAGTTAGCAGCAACGACCATCGCAATTGCTAGCGGATCGAATACAAATATAATTAACAGCAAGAACCAATTAACAACTTGTCCCATATCTTTACCGGTTGTTTCTGACAGATATTTTAGAGGACCTAATTCTCTTTGTTCTTCGTTACCCATTTCAAGTTCTAATAGTTCTGTATCAAGTCTCATGATAGAATCTTGTACAGCCTCTAACTTTAGATTTATATTATTTCTATCATCAATTGTTGCAGTTAATTCTGATTGTAATGCTTTTCTTGCTGATGAAGAAGATGTTGTTATTACTTGGCCGGCTTCTTCTGAATAATAAGATACTTGAGTTGGATTAGATAATGATGTTCTTAAGTCAGATATAGTTGTGTTCAATTGTGTTTTTTCTAATGTTAGATCTGTTTTGTTTTCTTCAAACCTATTTTGTTTAGTTTGTAATACTAATAATGATTTATCTAAAAATTCAGATTTAGTCGCTGTCTCTTGATATGCTCCAGATAAGAATCCATATATACCACCACTAGTAATTACCATTAAAACAAATACTGCTACAGATAAATAAAATCTTAAGAACTTATTAATAGTATCCCAATATTGATACAATAAAGAAGCACATACAAGTTTAGCAAATTCTAATGAACCTGCCATTATTATAACTTGTGTGCTCGCTCCTGCAAATAGTTTACTTAAACCAAATACTGAATAGAACGCAGCTGAGCCTGAAACGGCTAATGCGGCTAGTCCTATTAAAAATGGAAATAGCCTTGCTTTCATATTTAACTCGCTGTTACTCTGTCTGTAATAAACTTTAGTTTTTGACGAATAGTACGAAATCTATTTCTTGCTTCAATAGGGTCAATTGCTAATCCACGTTCTACGGAATTATTGAGTATTAAAATCATATTATCTACTTCGTCTAACTGTCTAAGTACATTTTCTCTGTCTTTCATATTAAAACCTTTTTATTATTATATGCATAAATATTGCGATATTCTAAAAGTGCTAACTCTTTTGCCTTAGCTTCTATTACAATATCTAATTCAAGACCATATGTATTAATCTCATCTCGAATATAATCTGAATGTGCTTGTGCCCTAATTTTAGGATCTTGGAACTCTCTTGCTCTACTTTCTGAATAATGAGTACATTGTCTTATATTATCAGGCCATGTAGTTGCAGCTAATTTTAATGCTGCTTCTTCTGATAATTCATCCGGATGGAATGTATGGTGATGGTAATCAAATGTAATTGGGATGCCTATCTCTTTATGAAAATAGTCATATAACATTTTTGTTGACCACATACTAGGCTTGTCATCATTTTCTAATACTAATCGTTTCTTACAACTATCAGATAATTTATGCCAATTCTCAATCCATCTTTTTGATGTACCATCAAAGTCACCACCATAAGAACCACCTACATGAATATTAATTTTATTTTCAAAAGAAGGTTCAAACCCCATAATATCAAATGTTTCACTATGTCGTTCTAAACTAATCAATGTACGTCTTACAACTTCTGGATTCGGAGAACCTAACACATTGAATGGGCCTGGATGGGTTGTAATCCTAATTCCATTCTCACGTGCATAGTTACCACATTCTAATAATTTTTTTGCTATTTCATTAAATTGAGGCAATTGATGTAACTCATATTGATCGTGCCACGGAAATAATTCAGAACCTAATCTAAACAATTTAATTTTATGATCGTTATTCCATTGTAAATAATGTAACAAGTCATTTGCATTTAGTAATGTCCTTTCACCTAATAAATGCAAATCCCAATCTACAGGATTATCTGAACCATGTTGCCATGTTGCTTTTCTGGCTGTTCTCGATGTAGTAACTCGGCCTCCTAATTTTTTTGGACGGTTAGTTAGTGTCATATTGACACATGCATAACCTAATCTTACTTTTTCATTCATACTTTAATATATAAAATTTATTTCGTAAATCCTAGACATTTCTACCATTTTCATAAACATGTTTTACGGTCGGAAATCTTAAACTCAATCCCCCTTGTTGATTTTTAGTTTCTTCAAAATATTGAACGGTAATTGTCTTACCAATAATTAAATTTGGATTGGCTTCATACTTCAATCTTTGCTCTTGATTCCATCCAGAACCAACTTTTACTTCATGTCCTTTATGATTAATATAAGCTTGAGCCATCATTCTAACTACCTCTTCTTTTCCATCTCTTATAATTCTATGATCTTCAAAATCAATACTCTCAACTTTATACTCTGCATCATAAAACTTTTTTACCTTCAATAAGTTTTGTGATCTCTTACCTTCATAACCAACATTTTTTCTTAACATAACTCCTTCAAATCCTTTATCTTCTGCTTTACTTTTTAATGAAGCAAAATGGTCATCATCACTGACAACAATTTGTTCTAGGACTGATAATGAATCTTGGTCTGCAATCTTAGTATCTAATTTAGCAAATCTAGCTATTCTTACTACTAATGGTATCTCACTTATCTTGGCATCAAATTCTTTTAATGTTAAGTAATCAAACATTACATATTTAGGACTTTGAATGGTATGGTCTTTCCTTTTAATTTGTTTCATTATACCTTGAAAATCTTCATTTCCGTCTTTGTCCATCAAACAAATTTCACCATCAAATACAACTCCTATAACTCCTAATTCTTTAATAGCATCTTTAACAACCTGTAATGTCGTAAATTCATTTCCTTGTCTAGAATAACATTTAACATTACCTTGATAATCAACGATTGTAATACATCTCACTCCATCAAGCTTTCTACTTGCAAACCATACATCATTCCAATCAACTCGTTTAGGATCAAACTTATTTGCTAATGCAACATCAAAGGTTGGAATCAAATTTGGAATAACTTTATTAATAACTGATTCAGAAGCTCTAATTTCTAAGTTTCTATCTATAATACTAAAGATCAAATCTTCATATTCTTTATGTTGAAGTATAAATGCATTTACCATTGCAATTGCATCATGTCCTGTATATACTCTATCATTAAGGTCGTTTAACAATGTAAATATATCATCATGAATCTTATTCATATCACATATGTCTACGTTCTTTTTACATGTCTTACTGGTTACATAATACTTCTTATAAGGATCTAATGCATAAACTAATGCACTCTTAATAAATGGATTCTTACCGTAAGAATTAATAATAGTCTTCTTAACATTAAGAGAACTATTTGCTTTCATTTCATCTACAAATGCTTGGAGTACTTTCAGGTCTTCTTTCATATTTTTCTTTTTATTTATATAATAAAGATAAGGAATATATTTCAATTAGGCAAAGCTTTTTGAAGCTTTTTTCCAAAAAAATAAGGATTTTTTAATCTTAAATTAATGTGGTCTATCTTCATTTATTCTATTTATTATTAGATGAAAGAAGAATTAATTACTGCTATTTTTATTACTATTACAATTATTGGAATAATTTTACAAATACGCAAAGATAGAAAAGATTACTATGAATACTTTAAAACCAAAAATTGATATAACACCTGCGATATATATTACTATTATGATAGTAGTATTTATTCTCGCAGTATAGTATTAGCAGATTGGTTATCCCAACTTATTATTTCTGCTTCTTGGATTGTTTCACAACAATAAAATACTCCATCTTTTCTTAACAACGTATCAGACATAGTCCATTGTTTAAGAACTTGTTGATCAAAGTCAGGCTTTAGACTAGATTCTTTGATAATACGTTTTACCAAATATTTCTTTCCGTTATAATCTATAAATTGATAATTGAACACTGCGGGTTGGTTTAGTTAATTGTCTTTAGTTCCAAATTTAGATTGTAACCAAATTCTTTCATGGAAGTAATATAGAATAAATTTAGTAAATAATTCTAATGCTCCAATCTTTAAGCCCATTATAGGACTGCCAGTTATGATCCATCCTAAGGCCATTGTATCTAATGTCCCTACAATTCTCCAACTGATAGCTTTTAATATGCTTCTTAATTTAGTCACTTTCATAATTCAGTTCTTCTTACTTGATTGTAACTGATTTTGGTTTTGCTTCATCTGCTAATGGCGCATAGAGATGTAACAAACCTTTCTCTAATTTAGCTTCTAATTTGCCGAGGTCAAATCTTCTACTAATTCTCCATCCAAAGTCAAATGCTCTTTTTGCAATATTCTTTTGGATATAAGTTGGTGCCGGTTTATCCGACGGATTTGATTCTATAGTTGGCTTTTTATATACTACCTTTAAGATATCTCCTTCTATTTTTAGATCAATATCTTTTTTGGCTAATCCAACGCATGCAATGTCAATATTAAGTCCGTCTTTGAACTCATATATATCTACTGGATGGTTAACTCTAATTTGATTGAATGGAGCAAAGTCTTCTTCGCTCTTAAAAAAATCCCTAAACAGGATGTCGAACGGCGATGTGCCGAAATGTGTTAATTGTGTCATAATTAAATCTCCTTAAATAATTTAATGTTAATAAAAAATAAAATAACCGACCAACCCGCAGTGAAGTTCAATTATTTAATATAAATATACTAATTTTTCGAGAAAGGACCTACCTTTCCGACAATTTTGTATGCTCTGAAGTATCTATAAAGATCCCATTCAGATTTTTTTTTGTCAATTCTAGATAATAATAATCCATCATTGACTACTTTAGCAACAAATTTATTAATAGCTTTTAGACTATCAGAATTCAATTGTAATTCTTCTGGTAATAATGTAACTGCTAATCTGTAATCACCAACTTGGTAATCTTCTGTTGATACCATTTTAATTGGCGGAATACTTCTTGACAATCTTTCAACTTGTTTTACTACTGCATTTTCAACCCCCATTTGAGTTGCA